ACCAATGCTAACTTAGCAAATGCTATGGGTATCGCACAGCTTAGTTCAGATCAAGCAGTAGCTATGCAGAATGCACAAATTGTTGCAGGTATGGATATGGCTAACTTTTCTACTGAGCAACAAATGGAATTAGCCAATAGTAAGTTTATGCAATCTATAACGGCTCAAGATTTTAGTCAAGAACACCAAGCAGCTATGCAGAATGCAACAGCAATGGCAGGTTTAGATATGGCTACAGTTGATCAAAGAACTAAATTGTCTATAACGAATGCTAATAATTTCTTACAGATGGACATGGCTAATATGAACAATGAGCAACAGTCTTTTGTCATGGATGCTCAAATGAGACAACAAGCTTTATTAAGCGATACAGCAGCCGCTAATGCAGCTTCTCAGTTTAATGCTACATCACAAAATCAAGTAGATCAATATATGACAGGACTTGCACAACAAATAGAGATGACAAACAAACAACGAAATGATGCAATGAAACAGTTCAATACAACACAAGTAAACGCTGCAAGAGCGCAGGCTGCAGGGAATACACAACAAACTAATATGCTTAATGCTCAATTACAAACAGATGTAAATAAATTTAATGATCAACAAGATTATAATAGAGAACAATTTAATTCGCAACAAGCTACAGCAATTGAACAGTTTAATGTTAATTGGAGAAGGGAAGCAAATAAAATGGACACGGCTGCAACAAATGCAGTTAACCAACAGAACGCACAAAATGCTTTTGGGTTAAGTTCACAAGCAATGAGTTTTATGTGGCAAGAACTTCGAGATCAAATGGACTATAGTTATAAAACATATGACAATGATCAGAATAGAAAAGCATCTTTAATAGTAGCAGCATTAGGGAATGAAGCAGCCGTTGATTCAAGCGGTAATTTTAGTACAGCTTTTTCAGGCTTTACAGATTTATTATCTAACATGGGAGGAGGATAAGAATGGGATTATTCAGTAAAATATTTGGTGGAATTAAAAAAGCAATACGCGGTGTTGGTAAAGTTATTAAAAAAGTAACTAAGCCAATACGAAAAGTGTTAAGGAAAATACTTAAACCTATAGGTAAAGTCTTTAATAAATTAGGTTTTGTAGGTACTTTGGCATTAAGTTTTTTACTCCCTCCAGGATTTGGACAAGTAATAAGTAATTGGTTCGGTACTATGGGGAACGCATTAATGACAGGGATTACAAAAGTTGCACCGAATTTTGCAGCGACTGTCGGAGAGTTTATTGCAAATATAGGAACAACACTTTCTACTACAGCAACAAGAATTGGAGAGTCATCTTTTGGTAAAGGAGTCTCGCATATATTTAATACTATCACAGACGGTATAAAATCAGGGGTTAATGCAATAGCTAAACCTTTTGGTTTTGATCCTACAGTTGCAGGTGGAAGAAGTTTTACAGATGCTTTCTCACAAGGATTAGATAATTTGATGGGAAAAACAACAACAGATGTTGCCGGAGGAACACTACCTACTGGTAGTTATTTCGATCCTGTTAATAAAATGTACATAGATGAAACAACTGGTAAAGCAGTTTCAGGAGAGTGGTGGAAACAGAGAGCATCTGATATAGCATTAGAACAAGGACAGGCTGTTATAAACGAAGCAGGAAATATGGTAAGTACAGATACTGGAGGATTAATGTCAAGATTTAATACTGGAGTAAAGAATTTTAAAGATACAACAGCCGTTCAGTTTGCTAGTAATGTAGCTCAAGGAAAAAGTATATATGATAAATACACATATGAAGAACCGACTTATTTTAGAAATAATGCTTTAGATGATGCAGCAGGTCTAATACAACAAGCACAAATAACAAGTCAAACACCAATAGATGCTTTATCTTTTTCAGGTGAACCACTTCAAGCACAAGATAATTTTTATAGTTTAGCAAGTAAGTATATAGCAGGCGCAGGCTACGCACAGCCGTCACAAGGAACGGATCTATTTAACTTTGCAAATAATTTGCCCGGCTATGGTTATCAATTTGCAAATTTTTTAGAAGACTCATTATATGATTCAGCAGGATTTGCAGCAACAAATTATACAGAACAAGCAATACCTAAAGGAGGCTATTGATGGCGGCAGAACCACAACAAGCAACGATTAATTTATTCGATGGACCAATCGCAGGACAATCAATGACTGCAAGTCCTGAAAGTAAAATGAAGTGGGATGGACCACCAAAATATAATAGTGTACAAGAAGCGACACAAGAAATATTTTTAAAACTATTAGAAGAAAATACATTAAGAAGTATTGTAGATTTATTATATGATGGACAAACTGTTTCAGATATAACACAAGTCGTATTGATGCAAGGGTATGCTGAAGGAGAATATAATCCTGATATGTTGATGATGCTTATAGAACCTGTCATGTATATGATCATGGCAATCGGTGATAAGTTTGGTATAGGTAATGTTAAAATATATACAGGCGAAGAAAACGATTACAATGAATATGAAGATGAGGATGTAAGTTCAGATGAACTAGAATCTACTAAGGTAGAATCATTAAAAGATCTTTTTGGTGGAAGACAAGTATCGCCGGAAATTAGAAGAACAATGGAAAATTCTCCGGTTGCTAAACAATTAGAAAATATAGATGTTGAAAGTATAATGGCTAAACCCAAGCCACAAGAAACATCCCCCGATAGTTTAATGGGAAGGAGTGAGTAATGGCTGACGAAAATGACATAAGTAAAATTATTAGTAATTATAAAAGTATGTCGATGGGAGACTTAGCAAATAATCTTTTATCGCGTCAAGATAGAATAAGAAAAGCAAACAAAAGGACGGCTCATCGTGCTGATAAAGTTAATAAAATACTAGGTGTACTATTAGGCACACAAGCTGTTTTTAATAAGAACGCACAGGCAAGACTAGCTGAAATAGATGCAGGCAATTTAGTACTAGGCAAAAAAAATGAAAAGCTTCTTGACGAACTTCAGATTGTAGGTAGAACTTTGAAAGAGATACCGGTTGAAATGATTAATTCTGCTACTGCCTATCAAGACTTTTTGAAGGACAGAAAAGTACTGAATGCTTCAAGAAAAAATCTTTATAATATAATTTCAAATCAATTAAAAGAAGAAGATCCCGATGGGTGGGAAGCAGCAGGTAAAGATTTAACTAGACAAGTACATCTTATTCACGATACGATTGTTATGAAACATTTTTTAGAAGTGAAAGATGGTAAGAAATCAAAAGCACAAATTCTTTTAGAAAAGGGAGTAGAGTTCTTTGAAGGCGATAAAGACGCTAAAGATGTATTTGAAGAACTATATGCCTTTAGAATATCAGATATAGAAGACAGACAAAACCAACGAGTATCTAGAGCTAAAAAAAATATACGGAATAAATCTTCTATATTAGGAATACCGAGTTTAATTAAAGGAATGTTTAACGGTGATGAAAGTGTTTTTAAAGCTATGGAGACAGGAGATTGGAAAGGTTCTTCAATTGGTGCTTATCTGGAAGACGATATAACTATAGGAAAGTTTATTAGTCCTGATTTTGCAGAGGTTATGTCGAGTTGGCAGAACAATAAGAATTATATAAATCAAGCAATGGCTGATAAAATTTTAATGGATGGTAGTAGTGCAGGAAGAGCAGGAACTGCTGCAATTAAACACATGGAAGATCTTCAAAAGAACATGAATGAAGGACCAACCTCACTAGAAACTATATGGTATAAGGATACTACAAAAAGGTGGAAAGCTATTGAAGAAGTAAGCGCTGTATTAGAAGCGATGTTCACACCTGAGGGTGGAGCGTTGGCATATGATATAACAATGAAAAGAGAGCTTTTAAAAACATGGGGTGGACTTAGGTTGTTGTTAGACGATGAAGGAGCAGAAGGCTACAATCTAATAAAAGAGCAATACAAGGTAGATATTGGAGCTATGGACGATGAAGAAAAAGATACATTTGCAATGGGTATTGTATTATCAAAAGGCATAGGTATGGCAGATCCTACAGCTTATGGGGGGAGAGGCTGGCATATTGATAGTCCTAATTACGAAGATAATATAGCAGGACATCTTGAATTATATAGTCCTGATAATCCTAGAGCAGGTGCGTTTTCAAGAGATAGTATACAAGATAGAAAATCTAATTTTATAGATACTTTTTCAGAAATTTCTGTTTATTTAGACAAGCCAACTATAAAAAGTGTTGATCCTGATGGTCATGTAGAACTTAGTGACGCAGCAAACTTAGCCTTAAATAATAAGAATGGCGCGGGAGTAGTAGGACAAGAAATAGAAAAAGACCTTACTAAAGTTGAATATTCTTTAGGCAGAGAGCAAGCAGAGAATCTCAGAGAAGCTTTACTGTCTAACAATCAAGGATATAGGAATGCTGTAGCCGGTACTTACTCATCAATACCAATAGCCGGAGCATCCAATATACCAATACCGCAAGCTATCATACCTAACAATTTATCTTATGGAGAAAACTTAGCTGCAAAAGGAGAGGCGAGCGCTTCTGCTTCTTTACAAGAAGAAATAATTGGTCCGGCAGTTGAAGGTATTAAAACTTGGAACACAGGATTAAAAGAAGAAGCATTTGTTAAAGACATTATTAAATATTATGCATCTCCGGGAACAACTCCCTTTCAAGTAAACCATAGAAGGGAAGACTTTGAGAAGGCTCTAGCGGGATTAAACATAACAGAACAAACTGCTGAAGATAAATATTCAATGGTAGAGTAAACACTTATGAACGATCCATTCGCAAGCGTAAATAAATTTCTAGACTCAATTAATCAAAAAGCACTTAATCCTGAAGAAGAAAAAGAAGAAAATAGAATTCCACTCAGCCTCGTTCCAGACCTGAATGCTACTTTAAACGCAAAACCACAAAAAAGAATTGTTCCTCAAGAATCTAGAGAGGAAATCACAGAATATTTACAACAAAAACCTGAAGAGAATACACCTCGTACTTCTCTTGGTGTCGACTATACGCTTGATGATCTAGAAAAAAACCCTGAGTTTCAAACTGTAGCCGGTAGATTTTTAGAGTCTGTTCAAAGTAATGATAATATATATGAATATCTACGAGATACAGATTGGAGTTTAACATCAGCAATAGCGCGTTCTTTAGAAATAGATGAATGGTCAGAACAAGCGAAACAAGATTATAACTATTTAAGACAAACCTTTGATAGTGCAAGTATTGGTGGATTAAAACAAAAACTAAACCTTTTTAAAAATGCAACTGTTGATATATTTACTGATCCAATTGAGTTAGTAGCAATGGCTGCAATTCCTTTTACAGGAGGAGCTTCACAAGGCACTAAACAACTTGTAAAGATAGCACTCAAAGAAGGATTAAAGAAAAATCAAAAAGCAAAACTAACAAAAAGTGTTTTAAAAGATGCTAAAAAACCTGCGCTTTTTACAGCTCTAGAAGGTGGAGCATGGGGAGGTTCACATAATTATTTTCTACAAAAGTCTGATGTAGAATTAGGAATAAGAGAACAACTAGACGCTACTGAGATTGGTCTAACTGCTGCACTTGCAGCTTCAATGGGTGGAGCGCTTGGTGGTTCTGTAGGTTTAGTAAGAAGCACATCGCCACTATTAGCAAAAAAACTACGCTTATATTCAAATGAAGATGAAATTAATAAACGAGTTGGCGCAAAAGGAAAAACTCCTAAAGAACAATCAAAGACATTAAATGACGAATACGAAGCAGGAAGTGAAACAAATAAATTATTACCAAACTTTTTAAAAATTATATCCGCTACTGTGGGTAAACCTACAACCTATCTACTAAAAGCAGGGAAAACTGTTAATGAAATAGGAAAGCAATTAGATTTATATAAATATGATTGGTATAAAACAACTACAAATGCTGTAAGAGAAGGTTTAGATAAACTATCTTTTGGTGAAGTTCTTGTACCTATGAGAAGTAATTGGCTTGCTGATTTTGGAACAGCAATAAATAAAATTGAGCGTACAGGTAAAAGCAAGAAGTGGGGGTTTAACACTTTTTGGAATAATCGTATGAACGATAGAGAAAATGCTCAGTTATATTATCTTCTAACAAATAGAAAAAATAAACAAAAAAGAACTAAGACAATGCCATATGGTGAATATAAAGGCTCTAAAATAAAACAATCAACAAGGACAGCAGCAAATAAAATAGGTCTTATACTAGACGATATACATAGAGAAGCGCAGCGTAAAGGAGAATTTAATGGTGTAGAATACGATCAACTATTAAGTAGTGAAGCATTCCTTGAAAATTATTTTCCACACAGAATACAAGCTGAACTGCTTAAAAAAGATCCCGAAGGATTTAAAAACCTTTTACAAATGTATGGTAAAACAGTAGATGGCGAAGTCATTCCATATGCAAAACCTAATAATTCTTTTTCAAGCAGCAGTATAGAAGAAGTTGTAGATGAGTTTGGTAATGTAATAAAAGGTCCTAAACCAAAAGGAATAACTGTTGACTACGAAGCTTTTCAAAGAGATTTTATTAAAGACGCTACGGAAGAGTTAGGCGAAGGTGCAACACAAAAAGAAATAGATAAGTTAGCAATGGATATGAAAGCTGATAAAATTTATGAGGATATGCTTCGTATGAGTGAAGATCCGCTTTGGAATCTAAAACTACAAGATGAAGCTATTGCAAAAACACAAGGAACAAGAGTCTCAGGAAAAACAGGGTGGTTAAAAGAAAGAGTGTTTTCTGATATACCTGCTGAAGATATGTATCGTTATATAGATAATGATGTAGAAAGAGTAATGAATGATTATATTACAAATACTTCTATGTTAATAGCAAGAGAAAGAGTATTTGGTAGAAATTTAAGTGTCTATGCAACAAGGCATTTAAACCCTATGATAAAAGCAATGAAAAGAGATGGGGTAGACAAAGTAGAACAAGATGCTATAATTGATAGATTTAAAATTATGTATCAAAAAATAGCAGGAGTAGAAACTCCTACACCTTTTGGTACAGGACACACAAGAAATATTATGTCAGGACTGAAAGCTATGCAGACTTTTGCGCATCTACCACTCGCTACTGTTTCAAGTTTAACAGAACCTCTTATAATGTTAAGCCGCGTACAGAAAGAAAACATACCTAATGCGGCATATAATTTTGGTAGTGCTATTGTAAAAGAAAGTAAAAAGTTTGGTGAAAGATTTAACAACGGTATTAAAAGACAATTTGGTATAAAACATACAGGCACAAAAGATTTCGTAGATGAATCATGGCTTGAAGTTTATAAGGTTGGTTTAGCGATGGAACAAGCGTTAATGGATCGTCTTGATGGTATGTATGGCGATTTACAAGGAAGTCAAGGTTTACAGAAACTAACAAGAGGATTTTTTAAAACAACACTTCTAACCCAATGGACGGCTGCTGTACAGCTTGCAGCTTTTACAACAGGTAAGCGATTAATACTAGAAAACACACAGCGTCTTGCTACTGGTAAAAGTTTATGGGGTAATAAGTTATCTAAAGGCGCAATGGAAAGATATCGTAATGAATTACGGCATCTAAATGTTGATGAGAAAAAAGCAATCAAATGGTACAACAGCTCATTAGATGAGAACGGTAAATTTGATATGGTACGAGGAAAGAGAAAAAAAGGATTCTATGAAAATGATTATGTGATGGGAGCTAATCGTTTTTCTAGAGAGATTATTCTTATCCCTGATGTAACAGAAGCAAATAAACCTTTGTGGTATTCACATCCTGTTGGTCAAATGTTTGCACAGTTTGCAAGTTATCCTACAGCTTTTAATAATACAATTTTAAAAAGATTTGCATATGAAACGGCTGAAGATTTTAAAGGATTACCTAAGGGTAGAATACCTGTAGCTACACCAAAGATTGCTGCGACTGCGGCTATGATGACATTCGTGGCTACAATAACAAATGCCGGAAGAAGTCAAGGTCGTAGTCTTGAAAAATCTGATGATGAAATATTAGCAGATTCTATAGATCGTTGGGGTGGGTTAGGACCGCTACAATATCCATACAGATTTATGCAAAATGCAGAGTACGGTAGTGGTCCAATAGGATCAGTAGCTAAAGCAGGCTCAGGACCGTTGATTCAAGACATATTAGATAGTTTATTATATCGTAAAGGACTAGCAGAAAACATAGCAAGCAATGTTCCTTTTCAATCTTTAATAAGAACACTAGATCCTGACGCAGCTAAAGCATTACAGGATGAAGGTAAGAAAATAGATAAGATATTATTCTCTCCGTTCGCGCCACCAAAAAAGCCACCAAAACCTGTAGAATCAGGAAGTGGTTTCTATAGATCTTCCCTTACTTCTCGTCCAATATATGCTAAAGGCGGAATAGTAAACGATGTAGAACAAGTAATTTCTGAACCCGATGAGCGTGTGGATCGTATGACAGGATTACCTTATCATATGCAAGCAGGAATCTTAGGACAAGACGAAGAAGATAGAGCAGCCTTTGTAGAAGGTGGACCTGTTACTCCTGAACACTCAGATGTTTATTCATTGATTACTAAAGACATTAGAAATCTTGCGCCTATCTACAGAGATGACGAACCCATTAGTGAATACACAGAAAAAGAATTAAAAGGCTATGCTAAAGGAATAGACAAGCCTCTTTACAGAGCTATTAAAAAAGATACAGCACAACAAGACGCAGAAGATTTTAGAGATTCACAAAAGATAGGTGTCCATCTAGACACAGAAGTTCCTGAAAAAGGAGACTTAATTTTAAAAGGCTTTATAGAACTAAACAGACCTTTAGATCTATCCGAGATGGATGTACCTTTAGAAGGCTTTCTCTTTGTTGAAGAAATAAAAAACAATAAAGAACTTAAAAATAAAATAGTAGATGATTCTATACTACCGCCACCAACTGTCGAAGAATACATAGAAGACTTATTGTTTCATCATAGTTTAAAGAAAGAAGCAATTAAAGATCATAAAAGCCTACCAAACCTTAAGAGTATATTGAATATAACAGCGAGTCATAAAGTACGCGAAGTCTTAAAAGATATAGGGTACGATGGTATTATATATGAAGAAGACACAGGACGAGAACAAAAATTTGCAGGTGGATTCTTAAGTAAATTAGCACGCAAAGCAAGAAAGAAAAAAGTAGTTGCTCTAGATAAGAACCAATATCGTGTAACAAGAAAAGCAAAACAAGAAGAATTACTTGATGATGAAATCCTTAGAAAGCGTATGGAAGAAGATTTCCGTACACTCTATGTATACGCAGATAATGAAACACGCGGAGCAATAAAAGATATAAGAGGCTCTTCAGCAAATAGAGCTAGAGGACTAACTAACTCCGTAGGAATTAGAACTAAAAAAGATCCAAGTACTAAAAGCTCTTCTTATTATAATGACTATAAAGATTCTAATAATAGATACCTTAATTCAAAACAAATAAAGCAAAGAGTCATGAATATAAATTCAGATATGGCTAATGTGTTGAGAGAATTTGTATCGGGTGATTATACTAAGATTAAATTTAGTCAAGAGTTATTAGATGGTGTAGATTTTAGACAAGCTAAGAGTTCATTTACAGAAAGAAATTTTAGGGAAAAATTAAAAATGGTTAAAGAGTTTACAGAAAAGGATGCTAAAAATAAACTAAGTGCTTTTGAAATGGGAGCTACACAAGAAGGTAGATTAGAAAGCCTAGAGCAAACAATCGGATCAATGCTTTATGGTCCTAGATGGAAAAGAACAGAGACACAGTTTATTAAGAACGAAGAGGGTGTTGTAACCGATATGGTACAACGATCTCCAATTATAGATCCTAGATATAAAACGAAAGCACAAAAAAGTAAAGTAAGTATCGAGGTACAAGATAGACCGAGAGGTGCAACAGCTAGTGATGTAGGTGTTCCTGAAGATCAAGCACTCTATGCGTCAGGAAATAAAGAATCAATTCGTAGAGCAAGAAATATGGATGAAGGCGATGCAGAATTTTTTGCTAGGCTTGATGATATGAAAAATCCTGAAAGTGATAATTACAATCCGGACTTAGCTGATGAAATGTATGAAAATTATTTATATGATAATAATCCTGAGTTGTTTAGAGGTAGTGAGTAATGAGTTGGTTCTATCCATTGCAAAAATTATTAGGACATGAGGTTGGTCCTGAAGATCCATTAAGTATTGACATCGCACAACAGGAAGCAGACGAAGCAACTAAAAAGGCTGCTATATGGGAAGAAAGAACTAAAGATAAACTCTATATTCCTTCTTGGGAACGAATACCTCGTAATATTACAAGAAGAAGATCCGAAAGAAAACAAGATACTCTGTTAAGAAAACAAGAAAATATACAAGCAGGAAGACATACAGACAGAGATATGGATATATTAATAAGCCGCCAAAAAGATCCTAACATTAGAGAGTACCAAGAGAAAGCAATAGCAGAAAAGCGTTTTCAAGATACTGCTTTTAAACTAGGTGTTGGTCCTCGTGGGCAATCTGTATATTCAACAACAGATCCTTATATGCCTAAAATTACTGACATACAAAAACAACATAAGGTAGAACCTAATCAAATTCAAGCGGCTGTGGTTAAAGAGATAGATGCATGGAATCAAGCAAACAGAATACGAAATAGAAGAAATGAATTTAGAGGTCCAATGCCTTCTCCTAAAAGACTAATGGGAGATAAGTATGATAAAACTAAAAGATATGAGTGGCAGAATACAGGAAAGAATATTGCCTCAATATTAGATCTTTCGGCAAAAGATTTAGAAAGATTCAAAGACGAAGATGCTCTAGTATTTTATCAAGGAGCTTATTCTCCTGTTCAAGATAGAATAGAATGGAAAGAACCTATTACAAATGATGAAAGGAGGACTATTGCACATGAACAACTACACAGATTTATAAAAAAACATCCTTCAGGTAAAGCTTTTAGAAATTTAGATGGTGACCATGAATTATTTGTAAGAGTTTATACTCATCTTCTTGATGGTGGAAGATTAGATGATCCTGAATTAATGTTTGATCTTGAAAGCGCTGTGGGTAAATATTCCGATACTAATTTAGATAGATTCTTAAAAGATGTACCACGAAAGATTCAAGCATTTGAAAGAGCAGTACTCGGAGCAGACTATGGAAAACCTATTAAAAGAGAGAATTGGCTTGAAGAAATTGTTGTAACAGCAACACGACCTAAAGCTGTTGAGGATCAGATGGAGTACTTATTATCGCCTATAAAACAGAATGAATATTTTCCAACTTTTATAGAAAATTTAAAGCTTAGAGAGAGTGATCACGGCAGCACCCCTATGCCAACAAATGATGATAAAGAGAAACACTTACCTAAAAATCAAAAAACTTTAGATATTGCCTATGGACACAAGATAAAACCACATGAATTAGCGGCAGGCGAAATTTACGGTATAAAATTTAGAGATAGTAATGGTAATTATATTCCTTTAACAGATAAAAATAAAATATTTATATTAGAGCAAGATGTATATCGCGAAACTGATGAAGCTCTTGAAGCGAGTTGGAATAAAAAATTAGCAGACAGAGGCTTGGTGTGGGAAGACTTACCTAATAAATATAAATATCCTTTAATGGATTTAGCATTTAATACTGGCGCTGAAACCGCTAAACAATGGACTGATATTTTTGATGATGTTAAAAACAATAATGATAAAAGCTTTGTAAAAAATTTAAGAAGAGAAGGCGGAGCAGGAACGTGGACTAAAGGAATGGATAATAGAGTAGCTAAAGTTGCTTATAAAAATGGATTAGTAGATTCATTAAAACAAGCAAAAGAATATGGTCTAAAACTTGCAGACACTAATGATATTCCTTTAGGTAAAAAAGATTATACTCCAGTACCAAGCTCTCTTTTGCAGTCTATTTTAAATAAATAACTTGACAGATTAATAATACAACAGTATACTATGTTACTATATACAGAAGAACAACTTGAAGCCTCTTATAAAATCTATAGGCTTCACCAAATAAAACAAGATCTTTCTTGTATGACTTTAAATAATTTTAGAAAGCTCTACGAAGAACTAGCAGAGGAGATAATGCATGGGATTCCCCTTTGAAATAATTACAATGCTAGGATCTACATTGCTTAGTAGTCTTCTAAGTATATGGTCACAAAGCAGAAAGGCTAAAGAAGAACAACAGAAGCTTCTTATTACAAGAGGTGAGTTTGAGATGAAAGCTAAGAAGCAATCTCTTGATCACGGCTTAAAGGATCAAGGCTTTGCTTGGACACGAAGAATAATTGCTTTAGTTTCTGTACTTGCTATAGTAGTACTACCAAAAATAGTAGCGGTTTATTATCCTGATGTTGCTGTGACTGTTGGTTATACGAATTGGAATCCGGGATTTTGGTTTTTTCGTGAAGGAAGAGAAGTTTTTGAATGGATCACTTTTCAAGGTTTGGTAATCACGCAGTTAGATACTAATTTAGTATCAGCTATTATCGGAATGTATTTCGGTGGCAGCTTAGTTAAAAAATAAAAAGGTAAAAACAAAAATGAAAAAATTTAAAATAATTTGTAAGAAAATTTACAATAAAACAAAAGAAATTATTAAAAAATGTATCGCTTATGTCTCTAGTGGAATAAGCTATATAAGATCATTGATTAGTAGAGCAGGATAAGTTCTATCTAATCTATGAAGTCTTCTTAGAACGCTCATACGGAGGTCTAAGAGGCATTAACGAAGCATACTTTAAGTAGTGTGTTTCACAACATTAATCTTGCTTATAATAAGGAGAATAAAATGGTCAATAAATATGGCTTAGTGGATTTTAAAGATCCAATCTTTTCATCGTTGTTTGTGGGATTTGATAATCTTTTTGAGAACATGACACAACTGTCACAAGGTTCTAAAAGCTTACCAAGTTATCCACCTTACAATGTGATACAAAACGGAGATGATTTCGTAATTGAAATTGCTCTAGCAGGAATCGACAAGAAAGATTTGAATGTCGAAATACAAGAGAATACTTTAACAGTTTCTTATGACTCTTCTAAAACAGAAGAAGACAAGAAGCTCTACAAAGGAATTGCTCAACGCTCTTTTAAAAGACAGTTTAAATTGTCTGAAGATATAGAGATTGAAGGTGCAAACTTTGTAAATGGTATGCTCAATATCTTTCTTGAAAGAGTTATTCCTGAGGAGAAGAAACCTAAAACAATTAAAATTAAATAAAATAGATGTGTATATGAAGTGGAAACAAAACGACAAGAAAGGTGGGTAAGAATTGATAAAAAACAACTGTCAGAAATGACAGAGGATTTTAAACGCTATCAATTAATGTTTCGTATATTATTTGCTTATTTAATTCTAGATGTTTTAATACACTTCGATCTATTAACTTAATTTTTTTTTGCTAAAGAGGGGAGCAAGATATGAAACAAAACAAACTTTTAATAGGAGCTTTGCTTTTATCTTCTGCTCTTTTCTTTAGTAATAATACAAAGGCTGATCCTACAGGTGACTGTACGACAGGTGAGTATTGTGAACAAAGTTCTTTAGCGACAACAAACACTACAACCACAACTAATACCAACACCAATAGTAATACAAATAACAATACTAATAGCAATACAAATAATAATACTAATAGTAATACAAATGTAAATACTTCAACAAACACAAACACAAGCACAGCTACTAATACTAATACCAATAATAATGTTAACTCTAATACATCGAACAATACAAACAGTAATACGAGTACTTCGACCTCGACAGCGACTAACTCGAATACCTCTAACAACACGAACACATCGACATCTTCGAATACTAATAACAGTACTAGTACAGCTACTAATACCAATAATAATAACAACACTTCTACTTCAAACGTTACTTCAAATGTAAGTACAAGTAATACTAATAATAATACAAGTAGTTCTACATCTAACAATACCAACAATAATAATTCAACAAGTACAAGTAATAATACAAACACTAATAATAATAATTCTACAAGTACTTCAAGCAATACAAACACTAATAACAATAATTCTACAAGCACTTCAAACAATTCAAACACGAATGTTAATAAGAATACATCTGATTCAAATGTAAAAAGCAATAACACTAACACAAATAATAATAACTCTAAGTCTGATAACACGAATAGAAACATAAACGAATCTAAATCAGAGCAAGTTATTACACAGAATATCAATCAGAAAGCACCGCCTGCTTCTGCAATCGCACCATCAATCATGAGCTACAGCCAAGACCTATGTACTGTAGGAAGATCAGGCGCTTTTCAAGGACAAGTCTTTGGAATCTCTACAGGTGCTACAGTTCGTGATGAGAATTGTGAACGCTTAAAACTTTCTAAGTATCTATACGATACAGGTATGAAAGTTGCAGCAGTTGCTATACTTTGTCAAGATATACGAGTTCATAAAGCGATGGCTATGGCAGGAACTCCTTGTCCATATGAAGGTAAGATAGGTGACGAAGCTAAAGCAGCTTGGAGTAAAAATCCTCAAGACAGACCTGATTACGAAGAAGCAAAAGATACTTATGTGTCGAGATGTTGGGGAACTTTAAACTCAGCAGGTGTTAAGAAATCTAGAAGAACTTGTAAGCGTGAATTTAAAACGAAAGGTTAGTACATTTTTATGTACGCTTTTACTTGCTCTTCCTGTTAGCGCCTCTTATATATATGAAGCAAACCAAAATCTATTTAATTTAGTTAACGAACAAAACACAACCAACATGGCAGTAGGTGACGATTCAGTCTCTGCTGCTTTTGATTTAGGATTTACATTTACTTTTTATGGTCAAGATTTTACCTCCGCACGAATGGCTACTAACGGCTGCTTACATTTTAAGACGACAGGATCTTATTGTAATGATTATACACCTGATCCGCTACCTGAGATTACATATACCCTTTATCCCTTTTGGACTGATTTAATACGAGATAATAATTCTAAGGTACTCGCTAAAAACTTTAGTGATAAGACTGTGTTTGGTTGGTATGACCTAAGAGAGTATAATCGTAGTGGTTCTGATAATAGTTTTGAAGTAATCCTTTGGAACTCTAACGATTCTTTTGAGTTTAGATATGGTGCATTGGATATTATTAATCACGATGTACTGATAGGTGAACAAGGAAGTGCAAGTGAACTCTATACTTATTTATTTCACGATGAATGTAGTACAGGCACTACTAATGTAGTAGGTACTTGTGTTAATACCAATTGGAATAGTACTTCGTTTAATACACTCTTAGAAAATGGAGGTAGTCTTTATGGTTTAGGTACAGGTAATGCTATTGATTGTAGTAATCCGCTAAATGATTCTTCGTGTAGTGGTTATGATGCAGCTTACTTGTCTCAGCAATGCGGTATAGACTCTTTATATGCAACTACTTGTCCTTTATATTGGCAAGCTTATGACGACCTACAATGTGATTTAGATTCTCAATACGCTCCTTTTTGTGCGGGATATAGCCAAGAAGAATCCGTAGCTTATTATGTAGAAGATGAATTTGATTACGGCTACACACAAGATGATATGTGGTATGATGAGGAGTATGACGAATGGTTAGATCCAAACGATCCTTGTTATGAAAATGCTTGTGCAGATTTTACAGACCAAGACTGGTATGAGTTGGATGTAGAACAGTTTGGACAAGAGCAGGTCGATGAATGGTTTGGTACTGAAGTAGAGTTTAGTTCCGATGGAACAGTAGAATGGGAAACAACGAATATGGATTCTTATGAGGATGTTGATGTATTAATGGATGAATACGATACAGCGCAAGAAGAAATACGAATACAAGAGGAACTTTATTATGAAGAAGAATACATTTTTGAAGAAGAATATTTTCAGATGGAAGATGAATATCTTGATGCTTTTGTCGTAGACTATGAGTTAGAAACTTATGCTTCTGTCTTACCACACGAAGATACTTTATTATACGAGGAGTTTGAAAGACAAGAAATAATAGAAGAATATTTTG